GGAGCTGCTTTAATACAACCTTTTACAATAGGGTTATCCCTAGGAAGTTGTTGCATATTGAGTTTACCAGAAGAGCTAAGCCTGCCACTAGTAGTACCATGGAGGTTGAAACCTGTACGTAGTCGGCTATCACGATCCAACTGCGGTAAGATCTTGTCCAGATAAGTATTCTTAATTTTGGATTTTTGTCGAATCTCAAGAATGAGCTGGGGGATATGGGATTGCTCTGCAAGCTCTCCAAGAACCTCCGCGTCTGTACTATTTGCACCAGTGCCAGTCTTTTTACCAGTTGGATTGAGGCCAACGAAGTCAAACAACAAACTACGAAGTTGCACAGTAGAATTAGGATTAAAATCTTTTCCATTAAGTTCTTCAAATTTACGAATGGCTGGATCTTTATACATCTCTACTACGGCTACGTCAATCTGCTCTTGCATAAGAGATTGTGACTTTACCAAGCGAAGCTTGTCAAAAGGGACACCATTGTCTTGAATGTCTGTTAAAAAACGACACCCTGGGATTAATATGTTGTCATAGACTTTAGCTAGACGCTTATTCTGTTTAATTTTTACAAACTTTTCATACAGCAGAAATGTTACTACTGCATCCATGCCTGCATATAACTTCATGATAGAGAAAGGAATATCTCCCCAGTTGAAGTCAGCTTTAAGAATACCATTCTGTTTACGATACTGAGCCATCCAATCGTACATGCCTTTCTCATAGTCCCCATAGATTGTATACTTCATTGCTAGCTGCTTCAAACCATGAGTCCCAGGGTTCTCATCGATCAAGTAGTGTAGCAACATTGTATCCTCAAAGCGAGGAAACTTAAAGTTAAAGTGATACTCACAGAATGCCATATCAAACTTAGCATTATGGAATACTACTATCTTTTTATCAAATAACTGTTGTAGCAATGCTTCTGTAGTTTCATCAAAGCACTCTGTATCTATATAAGGCCCACGATCAGCTTCGTAGCTAAGACTAATACCAAGCATATGCCCATCGCGTGGGTAAAGTCCGGTTGTTTCCGAGTCCAGAGCAACATAAGGCAGAGGGGCAGAAATAGCAGCACGTATATAATCATTGGCTTCCTCCGTATCTTGTATACCCCATGCGTTATATGTAGTGATTACTGTGTCTTGTTTATTACCAGTTATGTACTCTAATATACTTTGCTTGGAGTCGTCCCATGTGCCTTGAGCCTCTGGCTTAAACGCGAGCATGGCAGGGTTAATGATAGGCAAGAACTTTTCTTCTACTTTCTTACCAGAATATTCTGTAATTGAGTTTATGGGGGTGAAGTATTTAAGCGCATCACTGCCTACGAGAATGAGCCAATCATAGGCATCAATATCGATTTCAATATCGCAGTCTCGCTTTAATACTTTCTTAATGTTTGGGTCAGAACAGAGTTGAAATTGATCAAACTCGAACTCATCATCAAACTCTTTCTTATAATTTGTTCTACTTGGTTTAGTTTCTACTAATGCAACTTTAGGCATATATCTTACTCTTTAGTTTTTGTACAGTTTGTAGGGGTAAGGCTCCAGGATCTGTATTCTTGAGACTTACATTTCTTGATGTTAAGCCCACACGCTCAATCATCTCTTTAACAATCTTAGCAGCATCTTGTCCTGCATCATCGCCATCGAAGAAAACAACTATCTCTTCTACACCTTGTATAGAAAGCATACGTAATTTGTCTTCATTTATATTCTTTGTTCCAAATGTACAGATTGCATTGGTTAATCCTTTATCGTGCAAATTAATCATATCGAATATACCCTCTACTAGCATAACAGAACCTTGTATAGGCTCTACTACAGGGAACAGAGGCATCTTCGCACCCGCAGGCGAGATCATGTACTTTGGTGTGCCGCCTGTGGTATGACGACCGTTAAATGCTACAATACGACCTGATATATCTCGTACTGGAAATACAATACGTCCGATATGATCGGGGTCGTGGTGTTGAAACGCTTCAAATTTTTTATACGTTTCTGGTTTAATATCTCTCCAGTTACCCACAAATGGGGAGATATTTCGGGGAAAAGACAAACCAATGCTTTCAGACCTCTTTTCTCTAATAGTCTTTTTCAATAGTTCTCGTCTTACTTGTAGGAAGTTTGCCTTCTCTCCGAAATGCGTAAAAATGTTACCCTTGTATCCACAAGAGAAACACTGAAATATTCCTGTAATGCGATCAATACGCATACTAGGGTTGCGGTCAGCGTGTTCAGGGTTAATACAACTGACTAAACAGTCGCCGCCCTTAGGTATAAAGTATAACTGTCTTGAAGTTAATAGTTCTTCTACTGTCATTATGCTACTTCAGCGTAGAATGATCCATCTGTACGTCGAAGTCTTACTATTTCTCTACCTTCGAGCATTTGCCCTAGACTAATATAAGGCCCGCCACTTGGGTCGAACATTCCTAAGTCCTGGTAGTGAATCTTATCCTGACCTTCTTTGCCACCTAACCTGCAATACTCAAGCGAGCTACCTGTCATAATAAATCTGTAGGTTGTCTCGTCTTGCTTTTCCCAGCACCAGCTATCGCCATATCTATTTTCAATCATCTTCCTATATCCTTTACATTACTTCTACTAATAACTTGGTATGCACCTTTGTTGTAGGCAGGTGCAACCGTGAATTTTTTAGACTCTTCTACTTTATAAGATGTATCTGGGGCCGAGGTATATGCACTCTTAGGCTCCGCAGATGGATAGTAAGGAGTCTCTCTTCTATACAAATCTTTGGTGTCTAGTTCTTCGAACTTAGGGGTATATCGCTTTGCTTTAGGCAAAGGCTTACGTTTTCTACCTGAGGAGGTATGTCGTAAACTACCGAATGTAAGTGCCATATGCTCTTTCTCCTTTAAAGTATCCGTATATTATACGCAAAAGAAGGTAAGATGTCAAGAAATATTTTTAAAGATCGTTAATTTCTTCGCCAGTCTTGTGCGAGGATTCGTCTTTCTCTTTAGGAGTCATAGCAGTCTCAGGGCCAATTTTTAGGCTATCCCAGTCTACTGTTGAAGTGAATGATTTCATAGAGGCTGATCGCATTTTTACACAGTTAAATGTAATACACGCGTCCTCATGATCCCAGGTTTCTAGTGTATAAGCAGCATCTGCTGCATCAAGAATACCTTTAGCGAATCGTGCTTCACCAGTTGCGTCTGTTTGATAAGGAGAAACTACTGTACAATCATATTCTTGCGCCATAGATTTTAATGCCTTGCTTACTTCGATTTGTTCTGTCCAGTCATACTGACCTCCGCGAGAAGGGAGACTCGACCGCTTTACCTGATTTATATAGTCTACAATAATAACACCAACATTCAAGGGCTTAACTTTTTTGTCAAGCTCTGCACGAATCTTGGATAAAGTAAGTGCAGGGTCATACACTACGTCCAACTGCTGAGTCGGGAGGAGCTCATGCTGTGTCTTTAGCGATGTGTGCAACTTATTAAAGTCACGATGTGTTCTATAATCCTTCAAACGGTCTTGCCCATCAACATAACGAGCTGCCCACCACGTTGCTACTTTCTCCCACTCTGTTACGCTCAGATTCTGAGTACGTAGACGAGCAAAAGGAACTTCAGTAGCGATGGAACAGCATCTTTGTAAGATAGATCGGCTATCCATTTCAATAGTGAAATACATAGCTGACTTACCACTAGCGTATACTGCGTTAGCAATATTTGCACAAATAACAGATTTACCCGCGCCTCGGCGACCACCAACCATAACAAGATCTCGGGGGGAGAACTGTATTTCGTAATCGTACTCTTCATTGAGTCCCAAGGGGATGTACTTGGCTAAATCTTCTTCTGGCTCAAACAGTTCAATACGTTGCATACTTTCCTGCGGATCTTCAAGATCAACTTTATCTTCAACGTCTAGGACGATCTGATGTAAGTGGTTCACAGACTCCTGTGCATTCTCGAATGCAACAGAGTTGTCTATGTAATCTTCTAGTGAGTCCAGAATTTCTTTTTGAGTGTATTCGTTCTTCAAATACTCAAGAAGCATATGAGCATCGGCATCGACCTCAACAGCTTCCACTGCGAACAGTTTTTCACGGGTACTTGAATCACGAATCTCAAATTTCAGATCTTCAATCGTGGGCATTTTATGAAAGTCTTCGCAATGCTTATCAATAACCTTATAAAGGCTATGATACTCACTTGGCAGATAATGCCTATGCGTAACACTCCAAGTCTGAAAGTCTTGGAGCGTAAGCACTTGCTTTATTAGCGCAGATGCGATATTCAAAAAAATTTCCCCCGAAATTAAAGATTAAGACAGACCCCGAAGAGCCTGCCTATAAGTTTGCTACTAAAGATTAAGCAGAAGCTTTTTCTTTCTTAGCTGCGCCGTCATAGTCAGCGGCTGAAATACCGCGACGAGTTAGCATAGTCTTGACGCCACGAGCAGTTTTGCCAATCGCTTCTGCGATATCTTCAACGCCCATGCTACCGATGTCAGAGAGGGTAGCCAATGGATCTTCTTTAGAAGCGCCTTTGGTAGTCTCTTGACGAGGAATAGCGTCAATGTCTCCAGAACGAAGTAGGCTAAGAGCCTTACCACGAATAGAGTTTACAGAACGTTCTAGTTTAGCAGCGATTGCTTCTACGAAAGCACCATCTTGTACCATAGATACAAAGGTAACTTCTTCAGCAGGAGAGTACGTGCGTACAGCTTCTACTTTAGGAGCAGGCTTGACATGGCCAGTTAGTTCCATAGACAGGATCTTGCCTTGGATTGACTTAGGAGAAAACGCGCCATCTTCAAAATGACCTGCAATCTCTGCGTAAGTGTAATCTCCGCTATTGTCTGAGACAAAAGCAGCAAGAGTTGCTTCTTGAGCATCGTTAAATGCACGGCTAGAAGCCGCAGAAGCTAGTTCTA